TTTTTCGAGATGTTCTCAGAGCTTCCGAAATGGTTCACAAATTTATGGATCCTTGTCGTGGCGAGCATCTATGGTATTAAGGGAACACAAATATTTAAGGGTGGTAAAAAATGAATTTAGCAAGAGACTTAGAAAAATTAAAAAAAGAAAAACAGATGAAAGAATCTGCTATTGCTCAACTTAGAAAAAGAAGTAAAGATTCTATTGCAAGACCTAGAGCAGAAAAAAACATTCTATCAACTAACCCAGAAATGCAAAAAATATAATGTGGAATTGGATTAAAAAAATTATTAACAAAAAAATTAATGCTGTTGAAAGAAAAGAATTAAATAATAAAATTGAACAAAACTATTCAAAAATGTCAAAAGGTGACCTCAAAAAACTTCAAGCACAAGGCAAAATAAAAAGCATTTACTTTCCATATAATTAGTCTATAAAATATTAATGATTCAAGGAGATAGTGGTGAGTATGAAATCCTACACGAAGCCTGCAGAACTTTAGATAACAATTTATTTACAGCTGAAATAGGTGTAAGACAAGGTGCGGGAACCAAAGTTATTTTAGATTCATTAAAAGATAAAAAACATTGGCATATTGGAATTGATCCATATGGTAATTTAAATTATGAGCATTACGATAAACAAGAATCTATAACTTGTGATTATACAAATAGTATGAAACTTCAGTTAATTAAAGATATTGATCATGAAAACTTTACATTATTTCCTATGGAAGATGATGAGTTTATGAAACGATTTCATGATGGAGTTCCAATTTATAGAGAGAAAAAACAAATTATTAATACTTATGATTTAGTTCACTTTGATGGTCCACATAAAACAGCAGATGTTATTAAAGAAGCAATTTTTTTTGGAGAAAGATCAAAGCCAGGAACTGTATTTGTATTTGATGATTATAAACATTTTAATATGGATTCTGTTTTAAGAATTATTGTAAATGAATTTAATTTTATGTTACTTAAAAAAGGTGAACACAAGGTGTCTCTTAAAAGAAATTAATGTTGGATTATCACACTAAAGAACAGATTGTTAATGTAGTTAATAAATCAATTAAAGACATAAAAGACCATCTTTGTTATGGGGTTGAAACGGTTGAACAATTGATGTATGCTCGAGGCAGACTCAGCGCCTTAGAAACGCTGCTTCAGGATATTAAAAACCTGCAAAAGGAGGATAACGATGGTACAATTGATTAAACCTAAACTTACTGATTTCGGAAACGAAAAAAATAAAGAAGAGGTCAAATCACAAATTCCAACAGATCCCAAAGGCATTAAAGAGTATCTTGAAATCATACCCAACCCAGTAGGATACCGTATGCTAGTTAGACCATGGTCTGGCCAAGCAAAAACAAAAGGCGGTGTAATCTTAGCAGACGAAACTCAAGACAAAATTCAAATGACAACAGTTGTTGGATTAGTTGTAAAACAGGGTGACCTTTGTTATCAAGATAAAGAAAAATTTCCTAAAGGTTCTTGGTGTAAAGAAGGAGAATTTGTTATTTATGGCAGATACTCTGGAAGTAGATTTCAAACTAGATTCGGTGAACACCGAATACTCAATGATGACGAGATCATAGGAACTATAGGTAAGCCAGAAGATATTCTCCATTTATTTTAAATAAAGGAGAATAAAAATGGCAGAAGTAAAAGACTATAGTGCGGAAGCTCTATTAGCAAAAGAAAGTTCAGTACCATTAGATACTGATGATGTTAATGAAGAGAGTGTTCAGGTAGAAGAAAAATCAACTAAAGAAGAAACACCTAATTTAAATGTAGGTGAAGTTGATTTAGGTTATACTGGTCACTCAAAAGACGAAGAAGAAAAACCAACTAAACCTGAAATAGAAATTACAGAAGATAAAGAAGATAAACCTGAAATTCCTGTTGAAAAAAAAGTTGAAGAAGAAAAACCAAACCTTAATGAGTCGAGAAGAGATTATCAAAAAAGAATTGATAAACTAGTCTTTCAAAAGAAAGAAGCTGAAAGAAGAGAACAAGCAGCTCTTGATTTTGCAAAAGGTATACAAAAGAAATTTGACTCTAATCTTAAAAAATTAAATTCTGCTGATGACCAGCATCTTAAAGAATTAGATGCTAGAGTAGATGCTCAAAGAGAACAAGTCAAAGTAGCTCTTCAATCAGCAATTGAAGGTCAAGATGCTTCTAAAATTATGGAGGCAAACGATAAATTAACTCAGTTAGCTGTAGAAAAAGAAAAAGCTAGATTAGAGATGATTAATCGTGAAGAAAAAAAGAAAGAAGAAGAAGAAAATAATAAACAACAACAAAACGTACAAGCTCAACCTCAAACAGCGGAAACATCAGGAACTGCACCACAAATTACACCTAAAGCCAAAAAATGGGCTGAAGACAATAAGTGGTTTGGAAATGATGAGGTCATGACCAATGCTGCTATTACTATACACAACAATATTTCTCAAGAGGGTATTGAAGTCGACAGTGATGAGTATTATAATGAAGTTAACACAAGACTTAAAGGATACTTTCCTGAGAGTTTTGGTAACACTAATGACGAGCCTAAAAAAGAGACACCCAAACCCGTCCAAACGGTTGCCTCTGCTGGTCGTAGTCAACAAGGACGCAGAACTGTGAAACTCACCAAGTCGCAGGTAGCTATTGCTAAAAGATTAGGGGTGCCACTAGAGGAATACGCTAGATACGTGAAGGAGGATAAATAGTATGAGTACAATTAAGAGAACTTCACGGGAGTCAGAGAATAAAGTTTCAAACGAAGCTAAAAAAACTTGGACTCCACCATCCAGTTTGGATGCACCACCCGCACCGAACGGTTACGCCCATAGATGGATACGTACTACCGTTCAAGGTTTTGAAGATACAGCTAATGTATCTAAAAAATTAAGGGAAGGATGGGATTTTGTTAGAACCGAACAAGTTGAAAAAGAAATCGGAACTAATAGATATCCTTTCTATACCGAAGGCAAATACGAGGGGTGTATAGGAATTGGGGGCCTTGTGCTGGCAAGGATACCAGAGGAGATTTTGGTTTCACGTGCTGAGTATTTTGCAAAACTTACTCAAGACAGAATGAACGCTGTGGACAATGATCTTATGAAGGAACAGCACCCTGACATGCCTATCAATATTGATAGACAGTCAAGAGTGACCTTTGGTGGTAGTCGTAAAAAGTAATATTTTTGCAATATCTACCGGGTTATTAAAATAAACTGTTAAAACGGAGAAAACAAATATGTCAAATCAAGTAGAAAAGTTCGGTCTTAGACCTTACAGAAAACTAGATGGAACACCTCTTGTTGGAGCCCAAAACAGATATACGATTGCGTCAGGTCTTGCCGGTGCGATATTCCAAGGAGAAATGGTTGAACCATTAGGAACTGGAAATATCCAACGTCATGGTCCTAACACATCGGATGCTGTTATAGGCGTTTTTAACGGATGTTTTTACACAGACCCAACAACTCAAAAGCCTACGTACAGCAACTTCTATCCAGGTGGAATTGTTGCTTCTGATATCACAGCGTTTATCGTTGATGATCCAGATGCAGTATTCTTAATGGATGCTGATGCTACGTTTGCAAGAGCGGATCTGTACAAGAACTACTCTGTTACAAACACAACAGGTGTTACACAAACAGGAATGTCAAAACAACAACTTGACGTTAGTGTTTCTGGTGTTGCAGCAACTTTCGCTGTACAAGCGATAGATATTTCGCAAGATCCAGAAAACTCTGACACAGGTTCTGCTAACGCAAACATTCTTGTTAGAATCAACAATCACTTCTATAGAAGTGGCACAGGTATAGCATAAGGAGATAAAACATGGCAATATCAAGATCCCAACTCGTAAAAGAGTTAGAGCCAGGTTTGAATGCTTTATTCGGCTTGGAGTACAACAGATACGAAAATCAGCATGCTGAAATTTTCGCAACTGAAACATCTGACAGAGCTTTTGAAGAAGAAGTAATGTTAAGTGGTTTCGCTTCTGCACCAACTAAACAAGAAGGTGCTGGAGTAGTGTTTGATACAGCGGGTGAAACTTTCACTGCTAGATACAATCACGAAACAATCGCTTTAGCATTCTCGATCACTGAAGAAGCAATCGAAGATAACCTATATGACAGATTAGCTGCAAGATACACAAGAGCTCTTGCAAGATCTATGTCAAACACGAAACAAGTTAAGGC